GTTTCATTGCCCCAAAGGACATACCCGCCGATGAAATTCAGCGCGGTTACAATGCCGTTGCTGTTCAGATAGTTTGCTTGATTCAGGTCGAGAAGAACGGTGGTCCCGTCGGCAAGGCACGCCCGGTCGATCTGCAAAGACTTGTTGGAGGGACTTTCCGCCGGGCAACCGCCGTTGTCCGAATCGGTCGCCGTCATCCGTGCCGCGGTGTGGACCGACGCGTGAAACACGTAATCGCCCAGCCCGAACAGGGGCCAGCAAAGGATTTCCGCCTTGTCGTTGATGTTCTGCGTTTTCTTCCACGCGGGCGCGTCTGCATAATGCGTGACTTCTGTTGTGTCAATGTCGATCAGGGCCTTTGCGCCGTGGAAAACGCCGTTGATGGTTTCCGCCTTTGCCCGCATTGCCGCCGCGACAGTTGACTTATGGGACCATCCCGGCGCAAGAATCATGTCGCACACAATTCCATATTTCGGGAAAACCTTGTCAATCAGTTCCAGCCCGGAATATTTCTTTGTGCTTACCTCAAAACCGCCGATAATATCTTTCTCCGCGATTTTGGAGGGGTCCACCGCGTCAAACGCAATGGTCAGTTCTCCCGTCCGCTCTGGGATGCTCCCGCCCTCGATCACTTCAAGAATCAGATTTTCGCCCTCGTAGAACAGGTCGAAATCCTCGCCTGCGGTATAGTCGGTGACTTTCACCGTGTCTTTCAGGGCTTCCAGCGGCAAAAGAACCTTTCCGTCCGTGACAGCGTAATTCTGCTCCGAAACGCTCTTCTTGTGCTTTGCGGGGTCCAGAATGTTCACGAATACGACGGGCGATACGCCGTACAGCTTGAACTGTGCGTAGATCGCTTCGCAAATCGGATAGTTTCCCCAGTTATCGCTGTACCCCATAGCGGCCACGGCCTCCGCGTAACTCTGGCACATGATCGGGTCGTTCACGCTTCCGCCGACGGTGTGCGCCGGGGCCGCGCCTACGACGAACGCAATCCCGGAATCTGCCGTAACAGGGGTCGAAACCGACGTGTCAACCTGCCGCGTCGAAACCCCGTGGAAATACTCTGCCATTTGTTATACCTCCTTGTTTCCCCGCATTGTCGAAACAATGTCGTTGTAATACTTGTGTGCAAGGTTTCCGGGCGTTTTCACCTTGACGTGAAACGCGGAAAGCCGCTCAACAGGGACGATCATCCGCGCTACAAGGGGATAGTCCGCGATCACGTCCGCAAGGTACGCTTTCACGTCCTCGAACGTCCCGTTGAACACGGCATTTTCTTTCAGTCTCCCGCGTGGGAGGGACGGCCCGGCATAGACGAACAGGTTGTACCCCTCCGGGGCTTCCTGCGCGTCCTCTGCGGGCGTTTCCTGCCCGGCGGTGTCCTCGGTCCCCTCTCTGTCCCCGGCCTGTCCTGCGCCGCTCTGTGCGGCCTGTTGGCCGTCTGCGGCGGTTTCCTCCGGGCTGGTGTTCAGTTCCGCCCCGTCGGGCGCGCGGCTGTTTGCGCCGTCCAGCGCGGCAAGAATCGCCGTTTTTGTCATACTGTCATCGGCCTGCACGCCGTTTGCGGTGGCGATTTCCAGCAATTCCGCTTTCGTCATGCTGGGTTTATAGTTCATTGCCATACTTTTTGAACCTCACTTTCTACAACTGGCATTTCCCATTCCGTCATCATTTCCCCCAAATAGTAGGGGGCTGTCGTTCCATCCGGGTACACAATCATTTCAAGGGGCGGTTTCAGCATGTACCGCTCTCCAATCACGCCGTCTTTCAACAGGGCAACCCGGATTCGGGTCAGCAGGTTCAGGACGCATGTTGCGCCCTCGCTTTCGTCCTCCGAATACGTCGCGGCGACGATGCGTACCGTACAAACACTTTCCGGTTCCTGTCCCGGCTCCTGTGTGTCTGTGCTTTTGATGTACTGCAACAGCAGATAGGGGACGCGCTCGGTCTGCGCCTTTTTGGTCGGCAACCGCATTTTGTAAATTTCCGCGGGCCGCTCTTTCGGCTCTCCGCTCCGGCGGTCTACGCGGACAGGTAAAAGCATGTCCTTTGTTTCGCGCCGCACGAACTCTTCCAGCACGTCCAAAAGGTCTAAAGGTGTCATGGCTTATCCTCCGTAACCGTTCAGAATCCGGGTGATTTCATGTTCAATCCGCTTGTTTATGACTTCCTGCGCCTTTTCCTCCACCTGCTCCACAACTACACTGTTCGCCGCCATCTGTGCGGCGGACGGCCCCATGAACTCGGTGATCGGAAGTCTGCCTGTCCCGTCCCGCTCGAACATGCCCGTATGACCGCTTTTCATTTTTGCGATAAATGCGTGTGCAAACGGGGTTCGCCCGCTCTCCGCCAGCACCGCCGCCGAAACGGTCGCGCGCTGGACAGGGAGGGTCGGGGAGACATTGAAGCGGTAAAGGGGGATTTTGTACCCGGCAAACGATACCATTCCCACAACCCCGCCGTCCACTTTCTGCGTCCTCACTTTGATTGTGGTATCTGCCCGGACATTCTGCCGGGTGATTGCGTAAACGCTCGTGATGCCCTTTAGGGCTTCTGATCTCACGGTGTTGTTGGCCCGGCGGATGACGCTTGCCATTGCCTTTTCCGCACCTTTTGGAACGCCGGAAAGAATCAGGTTCACCCGCTCGATCTGGTCGGCTGTAATCTGAATCATTCGGTCAACGCCTCCATGTAAAGCACGATTTCCCCGGCTTCCGGGTGAACCTTTGTGATTCGGTACAGGCAATCCCCGATTTCCACGTTCAGGTCCTTTTGCGGGATGGTTTTCAACAGGGACAGCGGAACATACATGACAAGATCGACAAGAATCAAACCGTCCACGTGGTCCGTGGACGGTTTCTTCCGGTCCTGCGCCCCGCCGTCGTCGATGATGACCGGGCCTTTGTAGCGGATTCCGTCAATCCAGAATTCCACAACGTCGGCGTGTTCCCGGCTGTTGTGGAATACGGCGGTCAAATCCCGCTCCACCTGATCTTTGAAATTCATGGTTAAAGTACCTGCGCCACGTACCAGCTATTGACCTCATGGGGGACGGTCAGCGGCTTGCTGTTGATTTGCAGGAAGCGGCGGTCCGGGCGGCGTTCAATCCATGTCTGCGGCACCTTGTCGCCCTCCACGGTGACAAATCCCTTGCCCTCTTCGGGAATCATAGTGATTGCGCCGTAGTAGATGGAGTAATCCGCCTCCGTATAAAGCAAAGCAATGCGCTTGTCCGGTACAATGGGCTTGTTTTCCGGTTCGCCCGGCTCCGTCCAGTCGTCCAGATACCATTCGTTGTACTGATAGAAGTCAAGCCCCAACTTGTGATACGTGCCGATGTAAGTTGCTCCGTTCGGAAGTTGCCGGGGCTTGATGACCGCAAGATCATAGGCTTTCACGTCCAGCACTTCTTTAACCTTTGCGTGGTTAATGAACGCTGTTGCAACATCTTTCGCCATGACGCAGACATTGCAGTTCACGAAACCTTCCCGCTGTACGATTTCGTGCCACCGCTCAATGTCTGCCAGCGGGTCGCTCTGCGCGTTGTCCCACTTCTTTTCGGCGGACACGATGGTTTCTTTGTTGGTGAAGTCAAAGTCGATGACCTCATTCACACCCTCGCCAACAATCGGAATCTGCCCCGTAAAGATCGCCGTCGCCGCCATCCACTCTTCCCGGCGCACGATCATTTCGTTCAGTTCCCGCAAATCCTCCGCCAGCTTTTCCACGGCGCGTTCCGCGGGCTTTCTGCCGCTGTAAGGGTCCTCGCCCGCGGCCCGCTCCAACAGGTCGTCAACGGTGGTGATCTTGTTCGGGGCCAGCAGAACGGGGGTGTAACTCTTCGTCTGATAGCCCGTGTTTAGGATGGTTTTCCCGCCCACTTTCGGATGAACAAAGGGCGCAAGGGCGCGGGACCCCTTTTTGAAGTCCACGTCAACGCTCTTCGTGTTGAACGTCCGGCGGTTCTTGAAAAAAGTATCGCGGAAGAACGTATGCACCGGGGGCATACGCCGAACCAGTTTCCCCAGCGTGCGGGGGGTATAGATGGTAGTTTCGATTCCCATTTCGTTTCCTCTCCTTTACTTCAAAAAGATTCCGATATTTCGGAATGCGGTTGTCAGGGTTTCCGCGGTCACACTGTCCGGGAGATTGATTGCGTCCGCGAAAAATTCGCCCGTCAGGTAAACAACGACATCTTCTCCGACTCCCGCGTCGCCCGCCGCAATGCCGTAGATTCCCGCCGTGGTGTTCTCGTACTCCGTTTTCGCCGGAATTGTACTTCCGCTGTTCGCCTCGCTCGCCTCCACCTTGACGACGGGTTCCACCTTTCCGTCAACCAGTTTCACGGGGTCGTATTTCTTGACGCTCTTCCCGCTCGAAACCTCGCGGACCGCCGTTGCAACGGGATAATCGCCCGCAAAAAAGTTCACCGGGCTTGTCTGGTCTTTCTGAATCTCGTACATGCTTCTTTCCTCCTTACTTCACGTCGGGGAACAGCTTGTCAATGGCCGCGTCCACTTCATCGGGGCCGTCGCCGCCCGCTCCCTCTCGCTGTCCTCCGGTTCCAACGTCGCCCGCTCCGCTCGCGTGCGCGTCGTCGTCGCGGTCCTGAATGTACTTGCCGCCCTGCTTCTTCTGCTCCGCAAGAATCGCTTTCGCAACGTCTCCCGCGGCAATGGGGGTCTTGAACTTTGCGTCCGCCACGATGGTTTCATAGCCCGCAATCGCCACGTCCTCGATGTCCTGAATGCGCTTGCGCTCCGCGTCGGTTGCCGCTTCCTCGATCTGCTTTGTCAGGTCTGGGAAAGCCGCTTTCAGGTCGGCCACGGTCTTAATGTCTTTGATTCCGTCCATGTTCTCTTCGCTCCTTTTCGGTTCATTTATGGTTGGTTTATTTGAAAAACCGCCGTGCGCGCGAGCCGTCGTGCGGTTTAACAACGAAATCGGCATATTCGGATAACGGTTCAGGTCCAGCGAAACGCTGTTGACAACGATTTTCGCGGCGTTTTCAATGGTAGTTTCCGCGTCCTCAAACATCAGCTTGTCGCAAAAGCCAGCGTCAACCGCCTGTTTCCCGTCAAACCAGCTTTCCGCCGCCATAATCGCGGCAACCTCCGCCGCGTCTTTTCCGGTTTTCAGAACATAAGCGTTCACAATAGACTGTTTGACCACTTTTAATTCCTCGGTCATCTTTGCAAGGTCCGCTTCGTTGAAGTAGCCCAGCAAGCCCAAGGACGGGTCATGCACCATGAAAACGCCGTTCCCCGGAATCTCGATCACGTCGCCTGCCATTGCAACGATCGTCGCGGCGGACGCGGCCCATCCGTCGATTTTTACGGTGATCTTTGCCGCGTTATCCTTTAGGCGGGTGTAAATCGCATTCGCGGCGAACACGTCTCCGCCGCCGCTGTTGATTCGGACAACGATTTCGGGGACCGCCCCCAGCGCGTCCAATTCCTCCGTAAACTGCCGCGGGGTCACTTCGTCGCCCCACCACGTTTCGGAAGCAATATCGCCATATAAAATCAGTTCCGGGGCGGCGTTATCTCCCGCCGCGGCCCGGAACGTCCAGAAATGCTTATTCTTTACCTGTTTGTGCTGGGCCTGCGCCCGGCTCTGTTCCTGTGCCATCTGCTTTCGCCTCCCTTAACATTTTTTCTTCCCGTTTGATCTGCGCGGCGTTCCGGTAGAAATCGGACCCGTTCATTTCCATTGCTTCCCGGTCGCGGGTGGAAAATCCGTTCTGTACCCGTTTTTCCGCCGCAGTCACTTCCTGCACGGGGTTCAAAAGCCCCTGCGCCGGACCGTTCCATTCCGCGCCTGTGTATGCCTTGCGAATGATAGGGTCGCCAAAAAATCCGGGCGCGGGGATTCGTCCCTTTGCCACGGCCTCCGCAAACCATTCTTCATAAATCGGTTGGCAGAAGTCATTTGCAAGCCATGTCCGGTACATTCGGAACATTTTCCACGCTTCCAGCAACGCCCCGCGGGACGCGCTGTAAGACGCGTTGAAGTTCTTTACCAATAGTTCATAGGGGATTTCGAGGGCCGCGCCGATCTGCCTGCAAATCGCAACCACGAACCCGTCAAACGCCGTGTTCGGCCTGCCGGGGTTCATGTCGTGCGCCTTTTCTCCCTCGTTCAAGTCCACGATTGCGCCGGGCGCAAGTTCAATCGTGCTGTCGTCGCCCGCGTCCACCTGCGCTTCCTCCGGGATGATCTCGCCAAAGGTTCCGTCACTGGACGCGGATTCCTTTTCGATGAACACTGTGAACATGCCGGAAACCACGGCGGCGACAAGTTCCGCGTCGGTATATCGGCCCAACTGCTTCAACGCTTCAATGACAGGGGCTAAAAATGGCACGCCGCGCCTTTGCCCGATGCGCTCCCGGTTCATAATGTGAAGCACGTTCCGCCGCCCTGTTTTTGCGCCCCATGCTTCAACGCGCGTCCACCCGTATTCGCTCGCGTCGTAAGACAACGGATGATGCTTGCTGATATGGTACGCGATTACCTCGCCCGCGTCGTTGGTTTCCACGCCTCCGACGAAATGCGGGTCAACCGTCCCGTTCGGGTTGCTCAATCGGTCCGCCTCAATCAGACAGATTCGCAGGTCATACGGGCAGTTCACCCGCTTTGTCACTGGCAACGTGGCGATCACGTCGCCGCTCATAAGCCAGTTCAGAAAAGCCAGTTGTTGCAGTTCATAGAAATTGTCCAGCCGTTCAAGGTCGCAGGCCGGGGAATCCGCCCACAAGGAAAATTCCCGCTCGATCTTGCGTTCAAGGTCGCGGGCTGTTTCTTCATCCATTCCCAACGCCTCATAGTCAATTTGACTTTTCAGCCGCAACCCCGCGCCGACAACATTTGTCCGGCACGTTTTCAGCGCGCCCGTTGCCAGCGGTACGCCCATGTAAAGATCGCGGCACCGTTGCCGGAGGACGGAAAGGTTCTCTTGTATATCCTCTTTTGCGGACCCGCCGCCATACAACCAGCCCAGCATTGATTTTTTTGTCTGTGACGCGCCGTAGTTGCTGTACCCGCTGTCCAGTATTTCCAGCTTCCGGCGGGCGGCGGCGCGCTTCACGGCCCGTTGCGGCGATACTGCGGCAATCATTCGGTCAAGCGTGTTCAACCCGCTTCGCCTCCTTTGTCATGGTCTTAAAGGTCCCGCGGGACCACACGGAAAACGCGGTTTCGCCCGCCGCGCTTTTCGACGTTTTCCAGCCGTGCAACCTCGTTTTTCCAAAATTCGATTTGTTGCCGGATGTCCGCAAGGTCTGCTTTTGTCAGGCTCCGCGAACCGATGGTATAACTTTGGTGTGTCGTAACCTCCAATTCCGCTTCCAGCCATGCGGAAAGGTGCTTTCTTGCGATTTCAAGGCTGATTCCCGCCATTTACAAAATACCTCCGTTGGTTCTTGATCGTCTGCCCCGCCGCTTCTGCGCGGGGGCGGCTGTGGCCGCGTCCCGCTCCGTCCGTTTCAAAATCGGATTCGCGATTTCCAAAGCGACGGTCGCATAGTTCCGAATATCAAGCGGTTCATTCCGCTTGTACCCGCCGTCTTTCAGTGTCCAGACGTATTGCGCTTTTCCGCGCTTATAAGTGATCACCATTTTTTCGGCGGTCAGTCCGCGGAAATACTCTTGCGTGTACCCCCGGTCCTTTTCCCGCGGAAAATGGCAATAATTCGGCCCCTCTTCCTGCACCGCCAGCCGTTGATATAAAAGGGCTTTGCCCGTGTCAACTCCGACAGTGAAAAGAGGGGCCTTGATATTGTTTGCTGTTGACGGCCTGTTGAAGTACGGCACTTCCGCGCCACCTTTTCCCTTGATTGCGAACACGCGCCGGGCCGTCCGCTCTTTGCAGAATCGGTAAACCTGTGTCGTGAAGTGTCCGCCGGAATCCACGCAGGCGCAAATAATTTTCAGCCGCCGCCCGTCTGCGGTGGTGAACGTCTGCGAAAGAAATTTGTCCAATTCGTCCCATACGGGCTTCAACTTCAAGTCGCCGTAGATCACCTGATACTTGATTCCCCAGCTTTCCTTGTCCACGCCCCAGCCGACAACCTCCACTTCAAAGCGGTCGTCCTGCACGTCTACGCCCGCAGTCAGCACCAGCACTTCTTCCGGGACCTCGCAATTATAGCGTTCGCGGCGTTTGAAGAGGTCGTCCGTTTCGATTTGTTCGCCCTCTTCCTCCCACGTTTCGCCCATTTCGGTATTTGTCCAAACTTTTAGAAGTTCGATGTTGCCTTTTTTCTTCTCTTCGTTTGCAGTCAGGAATTTTTCAACGATTTCCCGCCATTCCACAAAGAGGGAAGCGAGGGCGTTCAAATGGAATCCGCGCACTTTTCGTTCCGGGTGTGCCGCGACGAATTTACCCTTTCCGAACTGCTCTTTCCACTCCGTTTCGCTGGAAACCACGCCGCACGCCGGGCAAGCGCACCCGATTTCGTCCAGCTTGTCCCGGTCAAAAATGATATTCGCCCACAAAAGCGGCGTGTATGCCCCGCACGCCGGACAAGGTACGTTCCATTCCTCTTGCGTGCTGTGTTCAAATTCAACGGCAATTCTGGACGTTTCCTTGTTGGTCGGTGTACTCACGCACACTTCTTTCTTGTTCCAAAAGGTCGCAAGCCGTTTCCCTGCCAGCAACAGGGGGTCGCCCTCATTGCCAGCCGTGGCCGGGTATCGGTCGATTTCGTCCGCAAGCAGAATCCGAATCGGGCGGGAGGCGAGGGAGGACGGCGAATTTGCGCCAACCATCGTCACATGACCGCCTGGGAAAATTTTCTGCAAGATCGTGTTTCCGCTGTTCCGGCTCTTGTCGTTCACCTTGTCCCGTAAAACGGGGGTGTCCCGCAACATCGGGGAAAGTCGGTCTTTTGAGAATGTTTCCGCCATTTGAATGGTCGGTTGCATGACCATGATCGGGGACGGGTCGTAGTGCATATAGTAGCCGATCGGGTTCAGAATCAGCGCGTCCGTTTTCCCGATCTGCGCCGCCGACATGATGACTACTTTTTGAATCCGCATGTCGCAAACTGCGTCCATAATCTCCCGCTGGTATGGGGCCTTTGATGTGCGCCATTGGCCCGGCTCCGCCGACGATTCGGAGGACAAGCGGCGGTATTTATCCGCCCATTGCGATATGGTCATATTCGGGGGAGGGGCCAGCACCGCAAAAATCCGGGTGAACAGGTCAACCGTCGCTTTTTTCATTGCTGTTCCCCCTTTCCCCGAACGTAGTTTTGAAATCGGAAAGTTCCATCAATGCTTCGTCGATATGATCTTTCAGCAGGGCGAATATCTCTGCCTTGTCCGTTTTCTTGCAAAGGACCGGGGCCAGCTTTGACGGAATCGCCATCAGGCGGGATTTGAAGTTTACCAGCATATCCGTCATAACGGCTTCGATGTCCGCCGCGGCGTGAAGCGTGTTTTCTTTCAACTGCAATTCGTATTCTTCATTCTTCCGCTTTGCCCGAACCAGCTTCGCCCGCTCGGTGTTGTAGTCTATCGTCTCTTCGCTCTCTGGATTCCTCTTTCGGAGATAATTTATATAGCGGTGGTTCGTGTCGATCAGGTCGTACAAGCCGGGGCGAACTTCCGCGATCACCTTTTCGTCGCGCAACTGCCGCACCCGTCGTTCCGACACGTCGAGGAATCGGGCAACCGCTTTCGCGTCGTAAAGTTTCACCGTTTTTCCACCCCTCCCGCGCTTTTTTTGGCATACCCCCTTAAAAAATTTTCCCGGCCCCGGAAGCGTTCAAAAAAATTTCGTATCTAAAAAAACGCCGGGGCTCGCTGGACC